CCTGATAAGCCCTATAAGGCACAGAAGCACCAGATTTGGTAACTGTCGCAGCTCCAAACGATTCAGGGGTAACCGTGACCTGTGTGTAGAAGTTGTCAGCCAGGCTGTCAAAGTTGATCTGGTTATAGACCTGATTAGTTGAGTTGTTTGCCGTATCAGAAAAATTGACGGTGTTCACATAAGACACAAAAGGGTTGATAACAGAAACATTGTTTATGTCGTACGAATCCCAAATGCGACTGTTTGTAGATTGACACACTCTGTTTATCCAGTCGCCCCAAGTGCTAGAAACAGTTGTGGAAGCAAGGGAACCTGTACCGTCATAGGTAAGGAACATGCCTGTTTGGGTGCTTGCAGCAGAGAACTGAGACATGATGGTGCCTGCAGCCATTGCGTAGTTGTTGCCTTGCATACGGCCAGCAATAGCAAAAGCGCCTTCGATGGTGACGTTCAAATAGTCTGCCTGACCGACGCCACCGGCATAAGGGATACCGTACTCAGCCGAAACATTGTCAATGCGCCCTGACCAAACCGTGTAAGCAACGCCAGTGGTGTTTTCAATTTTTATGACAGTGCCAGAAACTAACGCTGTGATTGGTGATGCAAAACCAGTTGGGTAGCGCATTTGGAAAGAACCAGTTGATGCTTTGATTTGGTCTAACTGTGCTTGCCTGCCGAGGCTGAACTGTATGTTTTGCACATTAGTAAGCGCCGTCCACGATGCTCCTGCATTGAGGGTGTAACTAACTGTGTACTTCTGCAAAGGCATGGCTAGTAGATGTTGCTCACACGAATAGGAACAGAGCCGTTTTGCCTCATGTAAGTACGCAAAGCATTTACCACACTCTGAGGGTCGCCACCGTTCACATTGATAGTCACATTGTTGCCACCCATCTGGCCCATACGATCTAATGGGATTACAGCCTCGGGCCCACGCTCACCGATCATGGCTAGGGTCGCGCTAGTAACGATGCCACCCTCAGCCAGCATCGGAATGTTAGGAACATCGAAGCCCTTACCACCGAGGCCAGGCACCCAGCTAGGAACCTTGAACGAAAGTTTGCCAATAGTGTTATTCCACAAAGTAGCGATGCCGTTGAAAATGCCTTTATAGAAGCCGAGCAAAGTCTCAAAGTAGCTTTTGATTACGCCAATGCTAGAAGTGACCACGGTATTGATCACACTAAAAATGCTGTCCACAATGTTGCGAAAGCCCTCAAACTTTTTGTAGGCAAGCACTAGGCCAGCCACTAGAGCAGCAATAGCAATAACCATAAGCCCAATAGGGTTAGCTGCAAGCGCCACATTCAAGCCTGTCTGTGCCGTAGTTGCTGCAGTGGTTGCTCCAGCCTCAGCCACTATCGCTGCTGTAGCTGTGCCGGTCACTGCAGCGTAAATAGCTTTAGCAGCGCTTGCTGCAATGGTGTATGCAGCCTGCACTTTCATTGCTGCATTTATCGCTACAACTGCAGTTGCTAAGCCACCAATGACCCCTGCAAAAACTAAAAAGAGCGTGGTGTTTCTTTGGGCAAAATCTCCAATGCGCTGAAGCACTGGCAGTACAGCCTGGATTGCTGGCATAAGTGCAGCGCCTATTGACTCTTTGGTTTCCTGCAGGCTGATGCTTAGGCGTTTGAATTGCCCCTGAGCAGTGTTCGCAGCTGTCGTTGCTGCACCACCTGTGGCTGTGCCAATGGCATACATAACATCCTCAAACGATGCGCCGTCCTCGATCATCTGTCGATACTCGGGTGCCAACTTGGCTAGGGCTTTGAGGTTGCCACCGTAGGCCTTCTCTAAAGTTTTTGTAACTGTCGCCAATGGCACGCCTTTTTGCGCTGCAATGTCCATAGCAGCCGTTGCTAATTTTTGTGCATCAGTAATTGAACCTGTAGCTCTAACTAGGCCAGCGAAAGCAGGGCGTAATTCATCGTCCGTAATGCCTAATAATTTGCCTTGTGCAGATACCCAATCCTCAACACTGGCAATTTGTGCAGAGTTAGCACCTGTGGTGGCTGTGAGCTGTCGCGCCAACTCTTGCTGTGCTGCATCGTCCTCAATGGCTGCCTTAGTTGCGTCACCCAAAGCAACGGCTAAACCAGCAACGGCTGCAGCTGCAGGTAGCGCTGCTTTCTTGAGGGCGAAATTTGCTTTGGCTCCCACGGTGCCGAGGCTCTGAAATTCCTTCACTGCACGGTCAATTCCCTTCGAATTGAACTCGCTCACGATTGGTATGTAAACAGCCATTAGCCGAGTGTCCTGTTCACCTGGTTGAGTACTTGCTCAATGGCTTGCAAAATGTCTTTGGTGGCTTGGCCATGAATGTATTCAATATCACGCCACATGCCACGCTGGGCAGGGCCGTATGCCGTGGTGAGGTACTCAGAGAATTGCCCATCATCGCCACGCAGGCCTGCCATGTCAAAGATTGCACCGGCAGCATCTTTCTGAATAATTGTTACTAAAGGATATGAGCCACGCTGAATACGGCCACCTACTTGAATGGTTACGCCCTTACGCACTTTGACAGGATTATAAACCAAACGGCCATTGCCTTTTTTGCGTGGGCGCATACCTGACAAGGGTGGCCTGTTTGGGTAACGCTGTGCCACGCGACTAACCATCTCGGCACCACTGGCCTTGATTTGGTTCACAGCCTTGAACTTAGTTTTGGCATCTACCTTTTGCAGTTCAGCCAGCGCTGCCTTCAGGCCATAAATCTCGATGCTACCTGTAACGCTCATTTGGCCTTTTTCCTCTGCTCATTGATAATACTAATGCAGGTGTTCAGGTCGGGTACATCAAACTCTATTTGTGGTGGCCACCAGCCACACTCAACTAGCAGTGTTGCTAGGGAATGTCGGTAGGTGCCACCTCGGTAGGGTTTGCATCTGGTTGCTCAATCACCTCAAGATTAACAAGCTGCTTTATAAAATCATCGAGCATTAGAGGCACTGTCACTGAGCCTTGCTGTTTGCTTGCTTCGTGAGCCATGTATGCCAAGTCCTCGATACCGAGGCCACCTTCTTGGATTTGGCTGATTTTGCGCTTGTATTTACGCTCCCACATAACAATGGTGTAAAGGTTCGTGGTAACTGTGTAGTCACCCGAGCCGATGTTTACTCGCATGGTTAGTTGCATGTCGGGCCTGCTTTCTATTTAGGGTTTATGGCGTTGTGATGTCGCGTGCGAATGAGCCACCGGTGAAAGTTACCTCAAACATTGAGAGCTCACCGTAGGAGCCTGTGATTGGTGTAAACGATGCAAGCATTGTGTTTGTGATGGTGTACTCAGGGTTTGAGGCTGACTCGGTAGCACCTGCAGGTGAGATAACGATTGTCGAGGTACCTGTGCCAAGCGCAGCGAAAAGGGTGGCCTCAACTGAGGTTGCACCGTAGTAGGCGTAGCAGGTCAATGTAACTTCGCACTGTTGGAGCCCCTTCACGAAATAATGGGCAACATCTCCGAAGCTAGTGCTCTCCAAACTGTCATAGCCCACCGAAATTGAGGCCGATGAAGTTACCGAGGTTGCGTCAAACAATGTGCCAGATGTGGCAGGCGTAATTGTCACTGTTGGGTTTGTGAGATAGGTGGTAGTGCTGGTGGCCATGTCTGTCCTTTGGTGTTAGGTGTTGTCGGCCACCAGTGATGCTTTTATTATGTCAGATTTTACTAGGGCAGGTGAGCATTATAGGTATGCAGCCTGCAGGGATATTTGTAGATCATAGGCAGGGAACTCTTGCCCACCGATACTGGCCAGTCCTGGCCTGCCATCGGTCACTGCAACATTCTTGTCAAGTAGCGCAGCTGCAATTGCTAGCAATGGCCTGAGCGTATCTAGGTTGCCTGGGCCTATACCGATGACGCGCACAGGAAAAGTCATAGTGACAATTTTGTTATTAAAAGCTTGAAAGGTTGGGGCATCAATAAAACAGCAGTTGCTGTTGAGGTTGCGAGGGTCTGTCACTACTCGCAAGCCAGTAATTGTGGCAAGGGTGGTGGCTAGGTCGTCTATGGCCTCATTGAACAGGTCGGTGTAAGCCATTACGCAACAGCAGGCCTGTCGATACCTAGCAACTGTTTCACCATCGGTGTAAAGGCATTGGTGGTGATTGCTTGGCCCATTGAGTCAAAGCTTGCGAACTGGTCAATGCTTCCACGTTGACGGAAGTAAGCGCCAGCCAGCATGATCGTGCCGAGGGTTACATCGCCAGATGGGCTAGTACTGAGGCTGTCAAAATAGCCTGCCTCTTGCCTACGCCGATAGGCGACCTGGTTACCGGCAGACACGCACTGTGCCAAAAATGTGGACTCATCTGCGCTTGGGCTGGTAAGGCCAAGCCATAACTGCGTTTGTGCACTGGTCACCCAGGTGCAGGTTTGCGTGTACGCCAGGCTTCCGTTAGGGATTGCTGCAGAGCGTTCAAGATTATCGTCAGCGTCATAAAACATCACCTGGTTAGGTATCGGCACATCAGGGTTTAGTAGCAGATCACCTTCAGAGTCTGTACCTGTGTACAGGTACTGAGGGATTGCATAAACAGTGT